AGGACTACTTTTGTCAGCCGTTTAAACATTGCATTGGAAAGGTATCCCGATGGAATCTCAGACGCGGCTCATCCGCAATCTCGTTGGTCCTACCCTCGTATGGTTGCTGTGGAAGCACCTTCAACCCGTTGGATTGTTGGTTCAGATCTACACGTTTGGTCTGGCGAACCTACACTGATATTTAAGGCTTTTGTAAAAATAGCAAAGATGCTGAAGGTGGATGGAATTGTCTTGAACGGTGACATCATTGACGGGGCAAGGATTAGCCGCCATCCGTCCATTCGCAACTCATCAGCGCCTAAGATTGAAAAAGAAATTGAAACCGCCAAAGCATGGTTAAGTTTACTTCCCAATGCCAAACACAAATTGTGGACGTTAGGCAACCACGATGTCCGAATTGATAACTATGTTGCTGCCAATGCTAATGAGTTGGATGGGTATATCCTGTCTCTGGCGGATCACTTCAAAGATTGGAAGTTTTCTTACGCCTTTGAAGTCAATAACACGGAAATCCGCCACCGATTCAGGTCTGGCATTCATGCCGCTTGGAACAACTCCCTGCACTCAGGCGTTAACATCGTAACAGGCCACACCCATCAATTGCAAGTGACCGCTACACGGGACAGAAACGGCAGTAGGTGGGGCGTTGAGACCGGGATGATGGCTGACCCTTATGGGCCGCAGTTCGAGTACGCTGAGGGTACTCCGTCTAGGTCGCATCAGGGATTTGTGGTGTTGTCGTTTGATGAAACCGGATCAATGCTGCCGCCAGAGTTGTGTGAGATGATCGGTGGCCGCCCCATTTTCAGAGGCGACCACATTTTTTAAAGAAGAAATTATTTTTCTTCTTCTTCTTCATCCTCGTCCGCGTCTTCATCTTCATCTTCCGATGATTCTGCGTCCTCGTCTTCAATTTTAAATTCAACGAGGCGGTCATTGCCCTCTTCGTCTTTTTCAATTTTAAGGGCAGGACGATCAAACGCTTCGCCTTGCAACTTGAAATCTTCCGCTATCTCTGCGTAGGTCGTGCCTTCCGTGAATGCGCCATCATCCGACCAGAAGGTGATTTCACCGTCTTCGTCGTAAAACACTTCACGGATGGTGTAGAAGTTCTCCGAAAACTTTTCAGTTTCGTCCTTCGGCTCTAAAACAATGCGATAATTCCAAGACATGGGTTTTGCTCCTAAGATGTAAGTATTTGCGCTAAACTCCGCCTTTGGCTCTAAACCAAAAGTGAAATTGGCGGTTAAGGTTTGAACTTTAAGGGACATTTAAAACTCCTGTTAAGGGTAGACCAACCATAGGGAACAAATTCATCAAATTAATGACAAAGTGCGTTACTTACTTTTTTTTAATGCGGCAAATTCATCGCAAGTGTTTTTTTCAAATGTTGTTGATGCCCTACGGATATCCCGAACAACATCCCCGGAAGATGGGTTAAAATGGTCATAGAGGCGGTCATTAATAGGATTCATGCAGTTAAAGCCCGCATCTTGGGCATATACCCACTTACAATTAACGCAAATTTTTTCTGTCATGTAACTCTCCATTTTAAGAACACTTGCAATGTATTAAACTTTTAGTATATATACAAGACAAAGTTGGAGATTTTTATGTTAAAAACAACCTATGACAACCGCAAAGGGGCCGACGAACCCAAACGGAAACATAAGATTGATGATACAGAAATGGTTCGCAAAGCCATTATGGGCCTAGCTCAACAAGGGAAAACCATATCTGAAATAGCTGATACGATGGGTGTCAGCGCTTCGCATCTTAAAAGCAAATATTCTCATGAATTAAAATGCGGCAAGGAAATCGCGGATGCTTTGGTGGCGGAAAATATCTATCAGCAAGCGATGAAAGATTCCCCCGCAGCTATGCCCGCCGCCATGTTTATCGCTAAATCCCGTATGGGCTGGCGGGAAAAAGAAGATCCTAAAGACAATCGACCCAACATTGTATTTGATTTTGGTAGCTTAACTTTTGAGGAGCGGGCGGCTCTCCGTGAAAAACTTTTACAAAAACCGCAACAAGAAATTATTACCATTGAAGGTGAAGTATTAGAAAATGAGTGATGCTTTCCGGGCGGCACATCTTGAACATGCCATTAAACAATACCCAGAAGAAGCTCTTCGGGAATTGGAAAGGCTTGATCTAGAAGAGGATATGGTATCTTTTGTTGAACATGCTTGGAAATATATTGACCCGAATCCGTACAAATACGGATGGCATTTAGAAGCTATAGCGGAACATCTTCAAGCGGTTACCCGTGGAGAAATTAAACGTCTTGTTATTAATGTTCCACCCAGAACATCTAAATCTTCTATGGTTTCCGTTTGCTTCCCGGCTTGGACTTGGGCGCAAACTGATTATGGGCCATTGTCTGGCCCACATGTCCAATTTCTTTTTGCTTCATATGCTCAATCCTTGTCTATCCGCGACAGTATTAAAACCCGGCGATTGATAGAGTCCTCATTTTATCAATCATATTGGGGCCGCCATATGAAAATTACGTCCGACCAAAATACCAAGGTTCGGTTTGATAATGACAAAGGCGGATACCGCCTTGCAACATCCGTTGACGGGGCACTAACGGGTGAAGGGGGATCAATTATTGTGGTTGACGATCCCCACAACGCCAATGAAGTAGAATCTGACCTTGTCCGCCAAGGTACGCTTGATTGGTGGGACCAATCTATGTCCACCCGTCTTAACGATCCCAAAACAGGTGCGTACATTGTTATTATGCAGCGGCTGCACGAATCCGATCTTACGGGCCATGTTTTGTCAAAAGACCGGGGTGAATGGACGCACTTATGTCTTCCAATGCGGTTTGAACCAGATCGGCAATGTATTACGCAATGGTTTGTAGATGACCGTAAAGACGGCGAATTATTGGTTCCAGAACGGTTTGGAGAACCGGAAGTAGCTTCCCTTGAAGCTGCCCTTGGACCGTTTGCCGCCGCTGGGCAATTGCAACAACGCCCACGTCCTAAAGGGGGCGGTATTATTAAACGGGACTGGTGGGTTTTGTGGGATGAAGCAGTTTCCGGCAAAGAAGGTATGCCTAAAAGCGTATTCCCGCCATTTGAATATGTGATTGCGTCTCTTGATACGGCATATACCACCAAACAAGAAAACGATTACAGCGCCATGACCGTCTGGGGTGTGTGGACTGACCGCCAAGATAACCGCCGTATTATGTTAATCCATGCTTGGCAGGAACGGTTAGAATTTCCAAAATTGGTTTTAAAGGTTATAAAAGAATGCAACCTGTTTAAAATTGACAAGCTTTTAATTGAATCTAAGGCGGCTGGAATATCCGTAGCGCAAGAACTTAGAACACATTTTTCCCGCGAAGATTGGGGGATTCAGCTTGTAGATCCGGGACGTGGCGACAAAGTTGCCCGTGCTTACGCAATTCAGCATTTGTTTTCAGAAGGCATGATTTACGCCCCTGACATGGAATGGGCGGAAATGGTCATAAGCCAAACTGAAGCATTTCCAAAAGCAACTCATGATGATTTGGTTGATAGCATGACCCAAGCCTTAACTCACCTAAGACTTATTGGGTTTGCACAAAAACCAGTTGAAATAGTAGCGGAACGGACAGAAAGTATGTTATACAAACCAAGTCGTAATCAACAACTGTACCCGGTGTAAGCCATGCCATTAGCACCAATGAATATTCGTCAAATTCCCGTTTTGGGAAATCGGCCAGATGAATTTGATGCAATGGACATGGATTTGTCCGCAGAAAATGTTTCTGAAGTTAAAGTTAACCCTAAATCTCCTTATGTAAAAGTGGAGCTTCCAGATGGCTCCGTAACCATTTCTTTTGGTGGATTGCAAAAGCCAGAAGGAGATGAAGATAGCGATTTTCATGAAAATATTGCTATGCATTTGGACAATAGTTCATTGGGACAAGTGTCCAGCGAACTTGTCCGGCTTATTGAACAAGATAACGAATCCCGCCAAGAATTACTTCAACAATACGTCATGGGCCTTGACCTATTAGGCACCAAAATTGAAACACCCCGCAGCAATGCAAGTGATGGTTCTACGGCTGTTGAAGGGCAAGCAACTGTTCGCCATCCGTTGCTGTTGGAATCTATTGTACGGTTTCAAGCTAACGCCCGTGGTGAATTGCTACCATCTGGCGGCCCTGTAAAAATCCGTAATGATGGATTAAGTAGCTCTAACGCAGATATGCAAGCAGAAGCTCTTGAAGCAGATTTTAATCATTACCTTACAGTTACCGCATCTGAATATTATCCTGATACGGAACGAATGTTTTTTGCATTAGGGTTTGGGGGTACGGCATTTAAAAAAGTGTACTACTGCCCAATTCGCCGCCGACCCGTATCGGAATTTGTTAGTATTCCTGAAATTATTGTTTCCAATGCAGAAACAACAATATCAACCGCCCAACGCATTACCCACGTTATTAAAATGTCTCCTAGCACCCTTAAAAGGTTGCAATTGGTGGGAATGTACCGGGATGTGCAACTTTCTTCCGCTCAACCCCCTAAAAATAACGTAGTTAATGACAAATTAGAACAATTAATGGGCGTAATTCCACGAAATTTGTCTAATACGGACAATCAACCCCGTGAAATTTATGAATGTTACTGTGAATTAGACCTTCCGGGCTATGAACATGAAGATGATGAGGGCCCAACAGGCCTTCAACTGCCATATCGGGTAACAATTGATAAAACTTCAGCAGAAATTTTAGAAATCCGTAGGTGGTGGAAGGAAGATGATGAACAATGTCTGCGCCGACAGGTGTTTGTTGATTATATTTTTGTACCCGGCTTTGGTTTTTACGGTTTAGGCCTTTTACATCTTGTAGGTAACACGACAATGGCCTTAACCGCTGGCTGGCGGTTGTGCATTGACAACGGAATGTTCGCTAATTTTCCCGGTTTCTTGTACGCAAAGCAAGCGGGTCGGCAATTAACCAATGAATTTCGGATTCCTCCGGGTGGCGGCATGCCGATTGATACGGCTGGCGGCCCAATTCAATCAACTGTAATGCCTCTCCCATACCGCAGCGTTGATGGTCAATTTCTCAATTTACTTCAATTGATTGAAACAAGCGGTCAACGCATGGCTTCAACTTCTGAAACCAACGTTGGTGAAGGAAACGCAGAGGCCCCGGTAGGAACTACTATTGCTCTTATTGAACAGGCCCAAAAAGTCATATCTGCCGTTCATAAACGGATGCATGCGGCGCAAGCCCGTGAATTTCAACTTTTAAAAGAACTGTTTAAAGAATGCCCAGAAGCTTTTTGGGAAAACAACAAATACCCATCTTACCAATGGACGCCGGAAACTTTAAAGGCGGCGTTGGATAACATTAATTTAGTTCCCGTTGCAGACCCAAATACGCCATCTCATGCGGTGCGTATCCAAAAAGCAATGGCAATTAAACAATTGCAAATGCAAAACCCTCAACTTTATGACCCTCAAAAAGTAGATCAACGCATTCTAATGATGCTTGGTATTGAAGATGCGGCGGATTTATTTGTTCCTCCAATGCCTCCACAAAGTATGCCGCCAGATCCAAATATGATTTCTGCACAGGCTAAAATGATGGATGCCCAATCTAGGATGCAAGAAGTTAAAATTAAGGGCATGGTTGCTGCAGCGGAAGTTGAAGATAAACACCATGATCGTGAAAACGATAAGTGGGTTGCATCTCTTGAACATGCTCCGAAGGGTTTAGACGAACCTGAAATGATTACTGCACAAGCAAAAATGCTTGACTCTCAAGCAAAATTAGAAGAAGTTAAAATGAAATCTATGGACGCTGCGGCTGATGCTCAGAACCGTGCCGCCGATAGAGAAAGCAAAGAACGGATAGCCATGTTGCAACTGGCCCGTGAAGTTGCAGTTCATCCGGAGAGCGCTTCTTTGGCGGAACAGTTTATTAAACCTGATCTCAATGGGTTAATTAAAAACCCTGAAGTTTAATGCTGGACGCAGCAGGAGTTTAAAATGAGCGATTACAAAAAAGAAGCCAAGACCGCATCTGCCGCAAAAATGCAGCGTATGGGTTTAAATTTAAAAGATGGTAGCAAGTCTTTTACGGATGAACGCGGCGGTTCCCCTTTTGAAGGGTTGAACAGCGGCAATGCTGGCAAAAAGCCAATTACTCCATCGCGGTTTAAACGTGGTGGCAAGGTAGCCCATATGTTGGGCGAAAAAGCTCATAAAAATTTGGGTAAATCAACCCGCCGCAAACGGGATGAGGGCGGTGGAATTGAAACCACAAACGCACCAAACCCTGCGCCAATGCCCCCACGTAAAGGGGACAAAAAATATAATCCATTCCCTTATTTGCAAACTAAAAAGCAAATAGGCGATCAATTTGCTAAAGAACATCCAGATGAACCGACGGATTTGGGCTCAAAGGGTTCCGGGTATGCCCGTGGTGGCAAAACTTCGCGTCACCCTGATGAAGCAGAAGACCGCAAATTAATTCGTAAAGAAGTTAAACCTTCAGCGTTAAAGCACCGTGCCCATAAAATGAAGGGCGGCACAATTAGCGATTACATGGATTCCGCCCGTGAAAATCTTTCCGCCAACCGGAAATTTAAGGATAAGCAGCGGCTTGGCAATATGATGTCGCAGATGGAAGATTCTCCTACTCGCCCGTATTCTCCACGGGATATTATGGATACAGAAAAAACCATTGGCAAACGTGAACGTGGTATTCGCATGGCTGCCGACAAATTGTCAGGCCGCGCAAAAATTCTTCCGTCTGACGAAGAGCCAATGAAAAAAGGCGGTCGCGCAGAAAA